TACTTATGAGTGGTAAGCGTTATGCTAAAGGTGATCTCGTTCCTTGGAAGGAGCGGGGTCTACCTCTCAAGAATATTGAGCGTATGTATAACGAGCACCACTTACATCACAACGAAGAGCTGGAAGAGTCAGTCAAGCCCCCTGTCGGAGATGGTTTAGATGAGATGACTGTAGAGCAACTACACATTCTTGTTGGCACTATCAACGATAAGGTTAAAGCTAAGACAAAAGACACTGTAGAGTATGACAAGAAGAAGTGTCGTACCTCTAAGATAAAAGACAAGCAAGCTGGTTTGATACGCTCATGGCGTAGAAACTACGGAGACCTAGAGGCAGAATAATGGCTTGGACTTATGACGAAACTAATCTTGACACTACAACGGCTGCTGGTCGTCTTAATGTAGTACGTCTCCTGATTGGAGATACAGACACAAATGACCAACTGATCAAGAATGAAGAGATTACTTTCGCACTAGCTCAAGCTAACGATAACGTCTACTTTGCTGGCTCATGGTCAGCGAGAACTATCTCTGCACAGTTCGCTCGTCGAGTTACAACAAAAATGGATGGGGCCTTGTCAGCTAACTATAGCGACTTGGCTAAACAGTATAAGGCCCTATCTGACGACCTTCGTGAGCAAGGTCAGAAATACTCAATGACATCTACTAGCCTACGTGCTGGGGGTATCTCTAATACTGTTGTCGATGCAACACAAGCTCTTACAGACCGCCCTTCTGCCTCATTCTCTAAGGGTCAGTTTGATAACCCACCTAATGACACACAGTACATTCGGGATTATGACTAATGGCCTTCAGAGCATACGACCTCTTGAAACTCGTAGAGGAACATGGTGAGACGCTGACCTTACGTAAACAAACGTATGCGGCTTACAATCCTCAAACAAGCCTTGTAGGTGGTACGTCCACTGATGATCATTCCATGACTGCCTACTTCTATACCTATAACTTAGGTGTTAGAGACCCTGACAATATCAATAGAGGTTCACGTAAGTGTTTAATTTCCTCTCTTGGGTTATCTGTTACGCCTGATACAGAAGATGAAATCATTGGTAATGGAAACAAAGTCCATATTACAAATGTTCTTACTATGTTCTCTGGGGGGCAAGCTGTCTGCTATATCTGTGATGTGAGTGAGTAATGGCGAAATCTTTACAGATACAAGTACAACCAAGCTTAGGTCAGAAACTAAAGCAGGTTGAAAGATTAGCAGAAGAAAGCGTTAAAACTAAGCTCGAAGATATTGCTGAGTACGCTACTCGTATTTCTATGGACAGCGTAGACACAGGTGCCTATATCACTTCATTTTCTTTTAATGTCGGGAGAGGCAGACCTAGAGGCAAAAGCTCTCTCAATCGTCCTCGTAAACAGAACCAAGATCAAAAGAGACAAGAAGGTCTCGCACTGTTGCAAGAGGATATAGCAAAAATCCCTGACTTTAAGAAAGTCGAAAAAATTGAGTTGAGGAATGGCGCACCACATGCTGATTATGTCGAAAGTGGTAACGGAAAATCAAGAGGCCATGCAATCTTTGCTAAGATAAAGAGTGAGTTCAGATGAGCAGTATCTACAAAGACATAAGACGTGGGCTTGAGTACGAGTTGTCGCAAATCTCAGGCATTCCAGACATTGCATATGAGAATGTATCTTACGATCCGACGACAGGAACTTCATGGGTTAGGCCAACATTCATACCTACTTCAAGACGACCAGCGGTAAGAGGTTCTAGCCCCCAACAGCTCTATTTAGGTGTATTTAGAGTTGATTGCTTCGTTAGTGAGGGTATCGGTCCTCACCACGGTGATAATTTAGCCAACGACATAATAGAGGCTTTCGAGGCTACGACAGATATTACGTTCAATAACAAACGTATTTCTATCGACTATGTTGAAAGAGAGGAAGGTCGTTTATCCTCTCCTTGGTACTTCATCCCAGTCAACATCGGCTGGTACATCTATAATTAGGAGAAACTAAATGGCTTTCGCACAAGGCTCTCGCTCCAGACTGGGCTTCAAAACTGAGACAACATTCGGTACAACCCCTTCTGGTAACTTTGAACCGCTACCGTTTTCTACACACTCTTTGAACCTTACTAAGGATCGTGTAGCAGGTACGGATATTAACTCTCACCGTATGCCTACAGTTGACCGTCACGGTAACAAATCTGTAGCAGGTGATATCGTAGCTGACCTACGTCATGCAGAATACGATGAATTGATCCAAGCAGCACTTATGTCAGACAATGACTTTGCTACAGGCTTCACTGCAGGGGACGGTTCTACAACTGTTACTAACGCAGCTATTCTTGGTACAACACCTACGTTCTTCTCTATTGAAGACTACGCAGCAGATATTGACCAAGCTCGCTTGTTTACAGGATGTACTGTAAATACTATGGCAGTCTCTATGGCACCTAACCAGATGGTCACAGCAACCTTCGGTATGGTCGGCAAAGACATGACTATCGGTCAGACAGAAAAGACACTGAGTGCAGGGGCAGGTAATGAACCATTTGACGCTTACTCAGGTGACATAAAATTAGGTAACGTAGGATCACTAGGTTCAGCTTTGACACTGATCACAGCGATGGACTTTACCTTGACTAACAGCTTCGCACCAACACTGGTTATCGGTGAAGATACTGCCTCTGACATGGAGTTCGGTACAGCGGCATTGGAAGGTACTGTATCTGCATACTTCGAGGACGAGACACTGATCAACCGCTTCTTGAACGAAACAGAGTCAGCTCTTGAGGTATCTGTAGGAGACGGTACTAACACCCTAACCTTCACACTACCACGTATCAAGATCAACTCTGCTGATGTAGGTGTAGACGGACCAACATCTCGTATTGTGAACATGTCGTTTACAGCTCTACGTGATGACAGTGATCTAAGCGCATCTACAACTGATACAAACACCTTGATCAAAGTTAAGAAATCAGGTGCATAAGAATCCCTAGCTAGGGCGAGGGGAGTGGTTGTCGGGTGCTGCTCCCCTCATTAAATTACCCGACTAACCCCGAAGGAGACTCGACATGGACTTAATGGACCTAAAACCCAAATCGGATGTAGTGGAAGTATTCCTAAAGCATCCAATCTCACAAGAACCTGTCTGTAATGATGATGGGTCAGAAATGACTATTACAATCTATGCTCAGCACTCTACACAGTACCGTGCAGCAATTCACGAGCAGCAAGACAAACGTATTAAAGCTATGCAAAAGAAGGGCAGTACGAGTACCTACACTGCAGCAGAGCTTGAGCAAGACCAGATCAACCTTCTGGCAAAGATTGTAAAAGAGTGGGACATTACCTACGGTAAAGAAAAGGTAAAGCTCACTCAAGGTAAAGCTAAAGAAATCTTTACTGAAGTATTCTGGCTACGCGGACAGGTAGAGGAGGCTTTATCTGAAAGCGTGGATTTTACCAAGGGCTGATTGAAGACCTCTTGGAATACGCAGAACACGAGTTTAAGCTCAGTAAGACTGACAAAGACGGTGTATCTGCAAGGGACCACTTAGAACAAATTGAAAGGCAGACTGGTAAGCGACCCAAGGAATTAGATGGACCTCAATTTCCCACGGTAATCTCTTACATATGGTCTGCCTTTTGTTCATTAAGCGGTACGAGATCAGCAGGATTTAGCGGCCCTAACCCACTAAGCTACGCAGAGATAAAAGCTTGGATGGAACTAACCCAGACGTATCTGAACCCCGAAGAAGTAAAAGCTGTAATAAAGCTTGATAACATGTATCTAAGGACACAGAATGGCTAGTCTTGACATTATACTTAATGTGGATGGGGGAGATTCAGTTCTTGCCCTCGTCAATAATATTAACAAGCTAGAGTCTCAAGTAAAGAAGCTTTACAAGGCTTACGATAACGGTAACATTACCGCTCGTGAAGCTCAAAAAGAGATAATCCGTCTTTCTGGGTATAACAACGACTACGCTGCGTCTATGCAACGTATGTTCGATACGATGCGAAGTGATACAGCCTTGAAGCGGCACACTAAGGGGCTTAGTAACCTCGGCGTTGCTATGAAAAGGGTTGCTAAAAGGGAGCTAGAGTTACAGAAGGCTGCTGAAGCAAGGGCAAAAGCAGAGGAACGCCGTAATCAAAGGCTAGATGCTGCTGCTGAAAAAGCTCGTAGAAGATACGATCCTATATACGGTGCTACTAAGAAACTTGAAGAAGCTCTTGCTGACTTAGATTTAGCTCAAACTCGTCAGGGTATGTCTGCTGAAGTTGCTGCAAAACAAACAGAGCACTTAAGAAGGGACTACGATAAGTTCGTAGCAGCTATTAAGACTGGCAACATGCGCCTCATTGATGGGGGTAACCAGTTTGCCGTATTTGGTAACGCTGCCTACAAAGCACAACGAAGAATACAGAAGTTTGGATCATCTGTAGGGCAACAAGTAGGTTATCAAGTACAAGACTTTTTTGTTCAGATTCAGTCTGGAACTGACATCCTAGTTGCATTAGGACAACAGGGTTCTCAGCTTCTAGGTGTGTTTGGGACTAAAGGTGCCCTAGCTGGTGCCGTACTTGCTATTGGCACGATGGTTGCAGGTATAGGTGCCGCTGCCTATAAGTCTATGTTGGGTATTAAGGACTTTAAAGACTCCTTAGACGAACTAACAGATACTCGGGATGAGGTCGAAAGCTTTTTTGATTTTCTAGGTCAGAAGCCTGAGGAGATTGCAGATAAGTTCCAAATGGCTATTGATAAAGTCATCGAACTTAGAAAAACCCTACTCGAAGATACTATGAGTTCTCTACAGGATAAGGCTGCTGAGAACCTGTCTTCTGCAAACAAGTTTTTAAGAACCCCTGTTGGGTTAGAACTATTGCCCTCTACCATTGCCAATAAGTTTCGTATTAAAGCGGGAGGAAGCTTCCTTGATACGCTTGGAGGTCGTCCTTACACCGACGAGCAAATGTCGTTACTTAATCAGTACCGCGAAATTGCAAAAGAAGTTCTAGCAGCAGAAGACCCCCTACAGAGATTGTCTGCATTTGAGAGGTTAGAACAGACCTTATTAGATTTAGGCGTATCTACAGAAAACTTACCTGACGACTTTAAGGAAGTTAGATCAGAGCTTGTCGAGCTTGCTCTTGAGTATGACCAAACTGCAACAGCTTTAGATAAGGTCAATGCAAGAATCAATGGCATGGACTTTAAGACTGGTTTTGCCAGAGCCCTTGAACAAGGTCAGATTGACTTAGACGAGCTATTACCACCGACAGGTGAGGGAAGAGGGGCTTCAAGACAAGACTCTCTTCAAAAACGCTTTGAGCAGTTGAGCACGCAGCGTCAGTACATGTCCAGAGCTTTCGGATCAGAAATCATAAAAGCTGCACAAGCTGGTTTCAAGTTTGAGATGAACGGTATCACTGAAACCGAGAAACTTAGAAGAAAGCTGCAAATAGAGAATGACGAGATTAGGCAGAAGTTCTATGAACGTCGAAGAGTAGCAAACAAGCGTGAAGCTCAAGAGCAAGCAAAGTTACAGAAAGAGAGTTTTGGTAATGCTCAAAAGTCTTTCGACTTTATGCAGAACTCTTATAGAAACATGTCCCGTGCAGCAGGGTCTCCTGATATAATTCGCGCTCAGACAGAAGCTCAAGCAAACAGAGAAAAGCTACACAACAGAGACGTTAGCTTATTCACCACGCAGAATAAAATACGTCTTAAGACTCTAAAAGATATTTCTGACGCAGAGATCAAGGAGTCAAAACGTGTTGAGGGCGTTCAAAACTTCATATCTGTAACAAGGGTTCAACAGAGACGTAAGGTTTTAGACACGATTTCAGCCGCAGAGGTACAGGAAGCTAAACGTGTCGCTAATGTAGAGACCTTTATATTTGCATCTAAGAACCAACAGCGGGTGCAGTTATTCAAGAAGGCTACTGAAGACGAGCAAGCTCTTATAAAAGAACGTAACGCTCAGATACTATCTGCACAAAGAGAGCTTGATACCTACTTACCCTTGTCACAGCTTCAGATGAACGCTAAGGCAGCTCAGCAAGATTTAGTTGACGGTATTAACGCAGCTATGGAGCTTAAGGAAGAGCTAGGAGATGCTGCATACGAGGCTCTACGTCTTGCTGGTTTTGATATGTCTAAGCCTATTAGTGACGCAGCTAAGGAAGCCGCTAAACTTGCCGAGAAGTTGGGTATAAGTCTTCAGTTTGCCGCTAAGTTGGTTGACATCGCTGCTATGGGGCCAGACAGAGCTAAGTTTCAAGCTAAGATACGTGCTGGAATTATTCCACCTCAAGCTCAGGGGGACTTTGATGTAGAGGGCGGGGAAACACCTTTCGCTCTTCAACAGTATTTAGACTATGTAGACGAAAAGCTTAACGGTAAGAAATCTGGTAAGTCTGATGCGCAGAAACTTGCTGAAGATTACGAAAAGTACCTCGAAAACCTTAATAACGAACTTGAGATTGCGGAAGAACTTAAAGACGTACGCGGTGAAGAATATACGCTGCAAAGAGATTTACTTATCCTTAAGCAGAAGTATGGCGACTTAGTGACGACTGAGGATGAGAAACAGATAGAAGCAACTCGTCGTAGAATTAAAGAGATAGAAGAAGAAAAAGCCTTACAAGAAGAGCTTGCAGACACCATAACTAGCAGCATGAGCGATGCCTTCATGTCTATCATGGATGGTACAGAGAGTGCAAAAGATGCCTTTAAGGATATGGCAGACTTTATCGTTCAAGAGTTGTTCCGTATTCTTGTAATGGAGCAGATGGTTCAAAGCATTAAGGGCTCTATGCTAAGTCCTGATGCTACTGAAGCTAATGGTGGCGTTTACAGAGGAGGTAATCGCATAGCCTTTGCTAAAGGTGGTGTAGTTGGTAGTCCCACATATTTCCCTATGTCAGGCGGACGCACTGGCTTGATGGGAGAAGCGGGACCAGAGGCTATCATGCCACTACGCCGTGGCCCTAACGGTAAACTAGGTGTTGAAGCTTCTGGTGGTCAGAGTGTAGTTGTAAATCAGAGCTTTAACTTCTCTGCTAACGGAGACGAAAGCGTCAAGCGTATTATTGCACAAGAAGCACCTAGAATTGCAGACATGACTACAGCTAATATTATGGATCAACGTAGACGGGGTGGCGCAATGAGGAAGGCATTTAACTAATGGCACATATTTCAATTCCCACGGTTATTGGTATTGCTCAGATCACACTTCGAGCTAGACAGACTGTAGTAACCTCTGAGTCTCCTTTTACCTACAAGCAACAGGTTATTCGTCACACAGGAGATCGTTGGGAAGCTAGTGTTACTATCCCTAGCGTACAGAAAGACCTAGCAGAACCTTGGGTTGCTTTCTTGCTTCGTTGTAAGGGGCCAGTTAATACCTTTAACCTTGGCGATCCTAATATGAAGACTAAGCAGGGTAACATTGTAGGAATGACTATCACAGGAAGTGCTGGGGACGACTCTGTTACCGTAGGGGCTACAAGTGGTGACATCAAAGCTGGTGACTACTTTCAGGTCGGTACAGGCTCTAGTGCTAAGCTGTACAAGGCTCTTAACGATGCAGGGGACACAGACACTCTAGACATTTTCCCACGGTTACGTGCTAACGCATCCGATACTTCAGTTGACCTAACGGCACCTGAAGGAACCTTTAGACTAGCTCAGCCTGTAACTGAGTGGAGTATTAACAACGCTGGGGCTTATGGCATCCAGTTCGAGTGTGTTGAGGTTATCTAATGGCCACCCGCGATATAAGTACAGCAGTTAACACGGCTCTTACGTCTGACCTAGTTGAGCCTTTCTTTGCTGTAGACCTGATGTTTGATGGAGACGCTCAGTACATATGGACTGGGCTAGGGACTGTAACTATCGACAGCAAGAACTACACTGGCATTGGTGAACTGCTGGACATTTCTTTGGTAGAAGAGACTGCAGACATCTCCGCCAAAGGTGCTCAGATTACTATCTCAGGTATCCCCAAAGACACTAACATTTCCCTAGCTTTGACGACCGCATATCAAGGTCGCGCTGGGCGTATATACTTTGGAGTCATGGGGACTCAAACAGCCTATACAGAGGTCTTTAACGGTTACATGGACCAAATGAACATCGTTGAGGGCCCCGACTCTTCTCGCATTGAGATTGCCTTAGAGAGCCGCTTGATTGACCTAGAGCGTGCTCGGGTTGCTCGTTTTACTAATGCATTCCAGAAAGACAGGTTCTCTGGAGACAAGGGCCTAGAGTTTGTAGAGGACCTACAGAACCGTCAGATTGTCTGGGGTAAAGAGGTAGAGGATTAATGTCTAGGAAGTTATTTGGAGTAATCTTAGCAGCCGTAGTCACGGTAGCCACTGGCGGATTTGGGGGAACCTTAGGGAAGTTTGCTACAGGTCTTGGGAGTAAGTTTGGCCTTTCTGGACTTGCTGCAAACAAGTTTGGCTCCTTCCTAATAAGAGCTGGCCTAGGTCTTGCTCTAGCTGCTCAACAGCCTAAACTACCTAGTAAGGGTTACACAGTAAATCAGAAGGGTTCTAACCTTGATCATCAGATCATTTACGGTAAGACTAAAGTTGGTGGAGCTATCGTCTTTGATACGACTACTGGCTCTAGTAACAAGTACCTTCATAGGGTTATTGCTGTTGCTGGCCACGAAGTTAATAGCTTTGAAGAAATCTGGCTAAACGACTACAAACTTACGCTAGACGCTAATGGAGAGGTCACAAGTGCAACGAATGACGGTGGCTCTACTACAACGACACGTTACAATGGGTATGTCCGTGTAAAGACTAAGACAGGTACAGACACTCAGGCTGCAGAAGGCACTCTGGTATCAGAGGTTACAGACTGGACAAGTGCACACAGGCTTCGTGGTATCGCCTATATGTACGTCCGTCTTAAGTTTGATGCAGACGTATTCCCCAATGGAGTTCCAGAGATACAAGCGGTTGTTAAGGGTAAGAAGGTCTATGACCCTCGGACTTCTACAACTGCGTGGTCAGATAACCCAGCGCTTTGTATCCGTGATTACCTAGTCAGCTCCTATGGCCTTAATGCTGAGACATCAGAGATAGACGACGACCTTGTTAATGAGGCTGCAAACTACTGCGACACTACCGCAAGTAACAATGATAACTTCTTTACCATGAATGGGTCGTTTACTACAGGCTCTCAGCCTATTGACATCCTCAATGACATGCTAACAAGCATGTGTGGTGTGCTGTGGTACTCACAAGGCGTGTGGCGTATGAGGGCTGCTCCAGCTAAGATTAGCTCTTCTGACTTTGACGACCTAGTTACACTTACACTGGACGAAGACGACCTACGTGGTCCGATGGAAGTTAACACTCGTCACTCACGCAGAGATAACTTCAATGTTATCAAAGGTACATGGCGTGGTGAAGATAGTGAGTGGCAAGACACAGACTACCCCGAGTACAAAGTAGCTCAAGCTGTTACTGATGATGGGGGCGAAGAGTCTATCTTCGATATGCCGCTTAACTTCACTGACAACTCTGCTGAAGCTGAGCGTATTGCTCGCATTGTATATGAGCGAAATAGACAGCAGCTTACAGTATCGGGCACCTTTGGTCTTAAGGCTATGAAGTGTCAGGTTGGAGACTTTATCCAACTAGATAACGCTCGTATGGGTTGGACTAGTAAGTACTTTGAGGTCACTGAGTGGTCTTTCGGTATGGATGGTATGGACCTAGCTATTAACATGGTTCTTCGTGAGATCAGCTATGACGTATTCGATGAGGTCAGTAGCTATACGACACTAGAGAATGACAACACAACTCTAGCCTCTCCTTTCGATGTACAAGCCGTAACCGCCTCAGACCCCACTGTCTCTTCTAGTTTGAATGAAGATGGGACTGTTGTACCTAAGATACAGTTTGCTTGGAGTGTAACAGACACCTCTGACGTAGCTCACTACATCTTTGGCTATCGCGTAGGTGCTTCAGGAACCTACAACGAGGTAGTTGTCAACGCTCAACAATACGAGATTGAACCTGCAGTAGCAGGGGCTACATACTACTACTTCATACAGTCTGTTAATCATCAGGGCATTAAGAGTAGCTCTAGTGCCGCTGCTGCCTCTGGCACTGTAGACGCAGTAGGGGACTCAACTGCCCCTTCAGCTCCTACAGGGTTGGCTGCTACTGGTGGCCACAAGTTAATTGAACTTAATTGGACAAACCCTACTGATGCAGACTTTAGGCATGTAAAGATACAAGTCTCTACAGATAACTCTACGTGGTCTGATCTAGGCTTTAGCTCTAGTACCAGATTTGTCCATGCGGGACTGGGTGATGAAGTTCAGAGGTATTATCGCATCCGTGCAGAAGACTTCTCTGACAATGCGTCAAGCTACACGTCTTCTGCGAACGCCACTACCCTAGTCTCTCCGAAAGGGGATGATGGGGATAGAGGTGCAGGTCAGTTTAGGATTGAGCTTTCTACTGCTGATATGCCAGCGGTTGATGCTTCTAGTTCTACTATTAACACTAAGTTTACAGACACTACTGATGGTGTAGGCGTTTCTCCTGTTGAGAGAGATCAAGCATGGTTTACGGACACCTCTACGCAAGAGCAACGTGTTTGGGTTTATGATGGTACGGATTGGAACTATCAATCTGTTGTTATTGATGGGAATCTAATCGTTGATGGTACAATCAATGCTGATAAGGTTAATGTCGATAAACTAGATGCCCTGTCAGCTACTCTTGGTGTGGTTGAGATTGAAGACACACTACGTCTTACTGCAGGGGGTTCAGGCTTCCTAGGGGGTCGTGACGCTTCTTCAGACTATGCAGAAGATGGTTTCTTCATAGCACGAACTAAGACAGGTACAGGGGCAGACGACCTAGGGTACGAGGTGTCATTTACGTCAGAGTATGACGATGGAGGTACAGACAGGCTTAGTGGGGTAATCGCTACTAGCGGAGCTCAGACTAAGGTAATTAACCCTCTGTTTTATTCTGGGGGAACCACTGATGGTGGTACAACAGATATTACTCCTGCAAGTTCTGATGCATTTGATGATATTGGGAACGTAGATGAAGTCACTGTTACAGCCTATGGCGGTGGTGGTGCAGGTGGCTTTGGTTGTGAAGATGGTTCAGGTAGTGGCCGAGGTGGTTCAGGGGGTACGACTACCGTCACCGTCCGTAGAGGTTCGTCAACTGGTACCGTCTTAGCAACTATCACTGCGGGTGGTGGTCAAGGGGGTCTAAACGGCTCTGGTGTTGGAACTGGGTCTGGTACAGATGGTCAATCCTCAGACTTTGGTGTGGGTGGAACTGGTGGTTCAAGAAATAACACAGGCTCCCCACAGAGTGCTACTGGAAACACTAACTGGGGTTCAGGCGGTGGTGGTGCAGGTGGTGATGCAGCTGGGTTCCTCGACCCACAGAGTGGGCAAGCGGGGCAAGGCGGCTCTGCAGGTGCAGTTGTTACTCAGACTATTGATCTTTCAGCGGAAACACAGAACACCTTCATTGTTGTCGATACTTTTGGAACGGCAGGAGTTCCCTCAGCTTTATCGGGTAACGGAAGTTATCTAGGGGGTTATGGTGCAAGAGGTGCAGCTAAGTATACCTCTGTTCTTGGCGGTACTACTCAGTATGAGATCGCAGACCTTGTTTCAGGGTACAAATACCATGCAGCGCACAATGCCTCAGGAGGTGGTTCATCTACAATCATTTCTACAGTAGTAACAGATGTCGAGGCGGGAGACTTGTTTCTACTATCGGGTATCACTGGGGTTAACAACCTGACTGGGACAAGCGGTGGTGGTTACAAATCTACTGATGCTAACGTAACTTTGAGTATATCCAAATTTAGCGGAGAAAATGCTGGTGCCCAATTTATTCAGCTTAGAAAGGTAGACTCATGAAGTTTGAGCAACTCTTAGGAGTAATAGCCATAGGCATCTTAAGTTGGGGGTCGCTTCAGCTATACAATATGAATGCGAGTATGACCTTAATTACCTATAAGGTAGAAGAGAACTACAAGATGATCAAACCCATGTGGCAGGACTTCTTAATACGTGAAGGAAGGATTGCTGAGAAATGATACTCTATGTTGCCATAATCACAGCCTGTACAACCCCAGTTGCTATGACCTGTCAATCGCTAGTAAAGCCCGAGTCATTCTATGAAGAAAGTGCTTGTGTAGAAGCCTTACAAGAGATGCAGGAGCACCTTACCCGAAAGGGGATACTTAACTCTGGTCAGTGTGTTAAGATAAAGGCAGGTAGTTCTACCTGATGTGTACCCTCTTACTGATAGCCCACACTCACACATTCTTCAGCGGATTTACTAAAGTCTGCTATTACGACTGTGGTTACAATCTGAGGCACCGTTGGTACGATAAGGTGTTTTACGTCGATCCAGACAGTGTATGCCCAAAGAAGATATACAAATGATTGATCCTATAACAGCATTATCCGTTGCCAGCACTGCCGTAAGTCAGATGAAGCAGTTGATAAACGCAGGGCGTGACACTACGCAAGCTTTGTCTAAGTTTGCTGGGGCATGGGCCGATATTAACGAGGCAGAACGACAAGCTAAGAACCCGCCTTGGTATAAGACCTTTAGTGGTTCTATGGAAGAACGTGCTGCGCAAGCTTTTGCTTCTAAGAAGAAGGCGCAAGAGCTTAAGAAAGACCTAGAGAACATGATCCGCTTTGTTCATGGACCCACAGGTCTGCAGGAATACAAAGACATTCTGCGAGATATGAAGAAGCAGAAGGAAAAGACTGAGTTCCGTAAGGCTAAGTTGAAGCAATCTATTATAGAGTGGACTGTTGGTATTTTAGTGGCATTAGTTGCCATAGCTATAATGGGTGCAGTCTTCTACTTCATCGGAAAGCAGCAAGGTAAGTGGTAAACAGGAGAACTCGACAATGGCCGTATTCTTAGATGAATGGAGAATCCTACCCCGATTTATGATGCTTGTGCAGACACTTGTCTACATACGTTGCATAGAGTGGGCGTTAGGACAGCCAGACTTGTCTGCAGCACAGGCAGGTCTTATATCTGTAGTAACAGGTGCAATGACAGGATCATTTGCTATCTGGATGGGTAAGGAGGTTAAATAATGATACAAGCGTTATTAGGACCTATTAGTGAATTAGCAGGAACTTGGTTAAGGGGGCACGTTGAAACAAAAGCTGCAACTACACGAGCAAAAGTGGCTAAAGCTGAAGCTGAAGCACAGATCATGTTATCAAGGGCTACATCTGAAGCCGACTGGGAAAAGGTCATGGCGCAGGGAAGCCAGAACTCGTGGAAGGATGAGTGGCTTACCATTCTGTTTTCAATTCCGTTAATCCTAGTTTTCTGTGGAGACTTTGGCAGGGAAATTGTTGCTAATGGATTTACAGCACTTGAAACCATGCCTGAGTGGTATCAGTACACTCTTGGCGTTATCGTTGCTGCCAGCTTCGGTGTTAGGTCAGCAACTAAGTTCTTTGGAAGGAAATGATATGAAGGGAAACTTCGATAAATGCATGAGCTGGCTACTAGTTCATGAGGGTGGTTACGTCGACCATAAGCACGACCCAGGCGGAGCTACCAATCTAGGTGTTACACACAAAGTGTGGGCAAAATGGGTAGGTAAGGATTCTGTATCTAAGGATGAGATAAAGGCACTAACCGTTGAGAAAGTGATGCCTCTATACAAATCTAAGTATTGGGATCGTGTAAAAGGTGATGAATTACCGTCTGGTGTTGATTGGGCTGTATTTGACATTGCGGTTAACTCAGGTACAGGACGCGCAGGTAAGTTTCTACAAGAAGCTGTAGGTGCAAAGCCTGATGGAGTTATCGGACCAATGACTATGGCTCTTGTAAAGAAGTCTGACCCTAAGACTGTAGTTAAGAAGATCTACAAGCGTAGACAGGCGTTCTATGAGTCCTTGAGCAACTTCAAGCACTTTGGCAAAGGTTGGACACGGCGTAACGAAGAAACCTACCATCAGGCATTGGATTTGTTATGACTTACGCATCACCCGACTACCTTGAACAACTAAAGCTATACCACAAACAGAAAGAGTACACATGGGGCACAGGGCCTCCCATTGCCTCTAAATTCCCACGGATACTAAACTTGTTTGATAGCTACGAATGTAACACGATCCTCGACTACGGTTGCGGGTCGGGTAGCCTCAAGAAATACATGAGGCAAGAAGGCCATAAGATGCCTATCATCGAATATGACATAGGTATCGCTGGTAAAGACTCTCCTCCTCCTAAAGCTGATTTAGTAGTCTGCATGGATGTTATGGAACATGTAGAGGAGCAATACGTTGGAGACGTACTAGGGCATATAGCCAAGCTAGCTAATAAGGTTGCATACTTTGAGATATGCATCTGGGAAGCTATGGCCATACTGCCAGATGGTCGAAACGCTCACGTAACTATCAAGCCCCACGAATGGTGGGAAAAGGAGTTAGGTAAGCACTTTTATAACGCAGATTACAATTTTAAGCCACCTGCCCACTTGTTTTACGCAGGGGTTTCTGCTAAGTAGGTATTACTCCTCCTTGTTTTGTGTAAACTAAAGGGCCCTCTCGGGGGCCCTCTTTTTATTGTACACTCATCTTCTTTTGCAGTTTCCTGAGACTATTCCTAAAGTAAGGTCTAGTTGCGGATACAACATCTAACTCATCGAACTTTTCTCTATCAAAGTAACTTTCTACATGCAAAGGTCTTTCCGTTAATGGGAATAGAGATACAAGCGGCTCTCCGAATGTCACCTCATAGCTAAACGGAACATTTATCATATGATTAAAGATATGAAGTTGATGCCCTTTGTTAAAGTCTAAAACACCAGATGGTATCATCATTGCTGAGCTATTCTGCAAGTGCCGAGCGAGTACAAACTTAACACCTGTCTCCTCATATAAAACCCAAGGTATTTTGATCTTACCTACAGTTAATGAAGAGGTGTTATAATACGGATCATCTGTGTGCCTGAATGTGACATCCAACCAACCAGACATAGTAGACATTTCATAACTTGGTGAAGTCGTACCACTTTCGTCTAAGTTTTGATGAAACTTCATAGAGCATGGTGCAAAGACGGTAGCGGATTTACCACGCCCGACTGTTCGAGCGTAGCAATATCGAAAGTCTGACCCTACAGGTTCTTGATTTGACACTCTGTGAGGATTTGTGTCTTTTGCAGAAACCTGTATTGGTGCATTGTCTAAGAAGAACTTATTCCAAGTATAAGCCTTTAGTACAATGTAACGCTTGCGATTTAAGTATGGCACCTTGAACATACTAACCACCATCAAGGTATTCGTTCAAGCGTCTTGAGTACCATTCGACCTTCTTGAGGTCTTCTTGGAACTTGCCCTTGTCCCTACATCGGTGTTGATACTTGATCATATTCCCACGCAGGTAGCCGATATATTCAGCTGCACTAAGCACTTCCTTTATGTAGTCAATGCACTCAATAGACCCACTCGTGTAATGAGCGGGGCTATTTACCATGTCACGCTCTTTAGAACGCTGACGCTCTTCAGAAGAGAACTCTCGCACAGAACCCTCTGTGATAATGGTAGACTTATCAATTACCATTGAGGCTCTCCGTCTTCATCAAATGTGCCGAGTGGGCCACTGTACCGTAAGTCAACCATAACTTCTCCGTGAAGCTCTTCTTGCTCTGACAGTCGGGAAGATAGCACCCCCATGTCCTGAAGGTGCTGTTCGATATCCAGTGGTATTTGGTTTTCCATTATTCACAACTCCGTAAACCTGTTGATGGATCAAAGTAGCAAGCGCCACCCTCGTCCACTTGTGGTTTTACATCCTCGTCTACAAACATGTCAAGTTGTTTTTCTGGCTCTTCTGCAACATCTTCTGAAGAAGCTGCGTTTAGGATACCGTACCGTTTCCCTGCTGCTCGGAACGTGGTGCAACCAGAAGCACCGCCATCGTATGCTTGCATGTAAACGTCCTTGAACTCTTCCCAAGTGACATCACTCCCTACGTTACAAGTCTTAGAACAAGCACTGTCCACAAACTTACTTGCAAGATTGAGTACTTTAACGTGATCCGAGACGTGTAGCTCATCTGCAGTCTTACCCTCTACTCCAAACACACGGTATCCGTAGTCTTCTACTCGCTCTACAATAGGCCCTTCAAAAGTCTGAATGGTACGATCATAGTAGTGAGAGAATACTGGCTCGATACCAGAACTTACATTGTCTGCTGACAAACTGATAGTACCAGTCGGTGCAATAGACAACAGGTGAGAGTTACGAATACCGTACTTCCCAATGTCTTCACGGATATCCATAGGCAAGCTCATAGCAAAGTCACTCATGAGATAACGCTCATCGTACAATGGGAATGGACCTTTTTCCATAGCCAACGATACTGATGTACGATACGCCACATCACGAAGAGTAGTCATGATCTTCGTAAGTGTAGACAAGAATCCTTCTGAGCCATACGGAAAGCCAAGAGCTTCGATAGCATTGGCTACACCAGTAAGTCCAAGACCCATACGGCGTTTGTTCTGCGCTTCCTTAGCTTGCTCGTCTAGTGGATATACTGCACGATCCACAACATTATCCATAGCACGAACAACAAATGGAATATCATGTGAAAAACGGTCATAGTTAAATGTCCAGAATCCGTGTACATCTTTTTCGACATACTTTGTAAGATTAAACGAACCTAGTAGACATGCACCATTAGGTGGCAACGGTTGTTCACCACATGGGTTAGTGGCACGGATGTTCTCTATATACCACATGTTATTCTTCTTGTTGATACGATCAATAAAAAGAATTCCCGGCTCTGCCCAGTCCCATGTACTACGAAGAATGTCATCCCATAAAGCACGAGCACTTACAGTTTTGTAAACACGATCATCAAATCGTAAGTCAAAGTCCGTGTCATTCTTTACCGCTCGCATAAACTCATCAGTTACACCAACAGAGATGTTAAACTGTGTAAGTGTGTCACTGTTGTTCTTTGCACGAATGAACTCTTCGATGTCAGGATGATCAACGCGTAGGACACCCATCTGTGCGCCCCTACGGTGTCCTGCAGAGCTGATAGTCTTACAAATAGCATCGAAGATACCCATGAAGCTGATAGGGCCACTAGAGCGGCTGTCTAGAGACTTGATAAGAGCTCCCTTGGGGCGTAGGGTAGAGAAGTCGTAACCGATACCACCACCTAAGCGCATGGTCTCTGCAGCGTCACGAGCTGCTCTCATGATACCTTCCATACTGTCTGTAATATTCTCTGATACAAAACAGTTGTACGGTGTTACTCGGCGGGGTGACCCCATAGCAGACTGTACACGTCCCGCAGGTAAGAACCGCTGCTCAAGAAGGATGTTACGAAACTTGTTGTAATGTTCCGAACCGTCCTTTAGGGAATCAGCTACTCGTGTCATGGCATCCTTAAACGTCTCGTTAGGGCCACGGTATTTCATCTTATGTATTTCTTCACTGATCGCCAGTGTTGGTCCGTAAGTGTTTGTCACTTCCTCTTCCTCTCATTGTTTTGTCTTCTTGTAGCCATACTAGTCGGTCAATGTCTGACCGTGCAATACCAATATCTGCTAACTCTTTATCACTAAGCCTGTTCAGCTCTTTAATAGTATTCCTGTGTTCTCGCCATGTGGCTAAGAAGTTCATCCATCTCCAGAACCATGTCATACCTGTCTTCTTCTTACTCATCTTTTTCATACCTTATGTGATCTTCTATAAAATCATATACTACCTGTATATCTAACTTAGCTGCAGCGCAGTATAAAACTAACTTAAGACCTTCTTCTGCGAGGAGACCTCTTGCATGATGATCAAAGTGAAACTGGTAAGTAGCACTCCCATCTTCATTCTCTTTGATGGTCTCTACGCCAATTAGACCTGTGTCACTCATCTGTTATCCCCTGAGCCACGTAGTTTCCCACGCTTCTTACGGCTCTCTAGTTTGTCTAGGTTCATCTGAGCGATGTCTGACAGGTTGTAACCAAGGTCTTCCGCTAAGATAGCGACATACCACAATACGTCACCAACCTCTTTAGCTAATTCATCCTTGTCGATATTACCATCACGAATCCACTTCTTAATCTTATCTGATACCTCACCGACTTCACTGTTCAAACCAAATGCAGGGTAGATTACTTTCGCCTGTGTGGGGTAGATAGCAAATGTACGAGCTTGCTTCTGATAGACATCCATGTCCAAATCGTCGTAAGAGCCGAAGCGATCTATATCTTCTGGTGTAATCATTCTGTGTCTCCTAAGTTATACACACCAAGGTCTATAATACCATGTTCGTGCAATGTCCATAGAGAAAATAC